CTACAGAAACTGTTACTTCTTGTCCAGTTAAACCCATAACATCTTCTGGTGCGATAGATCCTACAGATAATGTAGCTGACACACCAGATATTCCTACTACGTCTGCAGGAGCAATACTTCCAACAGATGAAGTAATACTAAAACCAGTTACATTTATTATAGGGTTTGTGGTAATTAAAACATCTCCTAAAGAGACATCTATTTGTTGTCCAGTTAAACCCATGACATCTGCCGGAGAAATTGATCCAACAGAACTTGTAATACCTAATCCAGTTAACCCCATCACATCTGCAGGAGCAATTGATCCAACACTTACAGTTGCTGATTGACCTGTTAATGTTCCAGTAAAATCTGATTTTGCTAAAGGTGATCCAACAGAACTTGTAATATCTAGTCCAGTTAGTCCCATTACGTCTGCAGGAGTTAAATTAAATATACCCCAACTACTATTGCCCCACGTGCCTTCGTTCCAAGCCGAAGCTCCAAGAGAAGATAATATTTGAGTTGGCGCTTCTATTTCTACAGTTACTCCTGAGATACCCCAGTTTTCAACGCCCCAACCGTCTTGTCCCCAACCAGTATTTATTTCAGCTGTTATAGTTGGAGAACCTACACTAAGAGTAGCTGATATACCCGTAAGACTAACAGTCTCATTTGAAAGATCATTCCACTCACCATCATTCCAAGCTTTAGCACCCCAACCAGTTGCAAAAGGATCAGTTGTTCCCCAACGACCGGTGTTCCAGGTTGTGCCTGATTGGTTCCAAGTATTTGCCATAAGGAGGACCTCCTTATGCTAATCTTATGATTGCGTTAGTTGCGTCTGCTGTAGGAAATTGAATTGTAAAAGTTCCACTTGTTACAGTTTTATCTGCACCAAAGGCAACCACAGCGACCGCTTTATTTGATTTATCTGAATTATAAATTAAACATCCGTTTGCTGTAAAAGAAGCGTTTGTAAAACTAGCATTAGTAAAAGTCGCAATCGCAGTTGATGAGTCTAATGACGGTGTTACGCTTGTAAGAGACACACCTCCAGACGTATAAGCCGTTCCAGATGAATTTGTAATCTCATTAGTTGTTGCAAAAGCTGTAGTCCCTGCTCCTAATGTTGCAGAGCTAGTAAATAAAGCTAATTTAAAAGTATCTCCAGTTGTAGCTGTAAAGTCGTGTGTTCCAACTAAAAGCTCTTGTTTAAAACTATTACATATTGCCGATGTTATTGCCATAATTTATCTCCTACGGGTTCACTGATCTTACCGGTATTCGAACAGTGCCATCTGTATAGTCATCTCTTCTTCGTCTACCGACTTGCTCATTAGCAAACTTCTGTACCTCTTGTTTATATTTATTTTCGTATAAAGTCAACATATCTATAGGTCCTTTTAAAAAACCATACGTCTCTGATAAACAGCAATATAATAGCCCATTTGGAAAGTTAAGACTAATATAATTAGTGTCATTATTTTCTAATAAAACAGGCATAAAATTAAAGTGTATTCTAAATTTGTATGCTTGATCTGGAGTAGGAGCTAAAGCTATACGTCCTGAAGTAGTGTCAGACTCCCCTGTTGCTCCTCCATACATAGCATAATATTTAGGTTTACCTCTTTTTGAGGACTCAGTAGAGGGTACATACTCTTGTAAATATGTATAATCTTTTTTTTCTAAATATGAATTAGCACCTGTTACAGCCGATGTAGAATCGTAAACTTGTATACTTCTTACAAACAAACAACCAGCTGGAGCGTTAAATTGATCTTGGCCTACAACCATTGAACCTGTTTGTTGTTTTCTATCTGCATCAATAGGAACCTCTCTCATTATTCTATACTGTGCATTTAAAATAATATTTTCTAATACAGCGTCTGTTAAAACATTAGAATCAACCTCAGTATAACTTCTAATTTGTGTTTTTAATCCTGATGCGCTTAATCCTGCCATTATGCTATTCCTGCAACCTCTCTACAAATAGGACAACTTTTTTTGTATCTATTATGTGTTCCACATTTTACTGCTTTTCCATTTTCATCTGTGTACAATGGAACTTCTGGTTCTGGAACGTGTAAATATAATTCTTCGTGCTCATCTATGTCATCACATTTACAAGCTTTAATACCAAATAATTTACATATAAAATTTTTTATTTTTTTAATCATGCCGTTACTGTCACTGGCCCTGCAGATGCAGAACCCCCTCCTCCTGTTTCAGTTATACTAGATGTTGTAGCCGTTGCAAAGGTATAATTATTATCGTCTACTTTAGTAATTGAATATCCTGTAGCTAAATTTATTGTCGCTGCAGCCACACCTCCAACTACATTTGCATCTCTAAATCTAACAGTGTCACTTGTTGACCTACCATGATTTGGTTCATTTACAGATATAGTGGTTGATCCTGAAGTTGTTGTAAAAGCATTTAAAGGTAAAATATTAGGAACAGCTGTTTCTGTTCTGTCAGGTCTAACATTACGTAAAGATATTGAATCACCATTCATAGGTTTTGGTTCTAATTGTGGTTGTTTTGGTTCAAATTCTGATACGTGCACAAAAGCACCATTCCATTCTCTAACCATTTCTTTGTATGGAAACTCCATACCAGATCTATCTGATATTGCTTTTGCGTAT